AAGTGGCGTAGAAACGAAAAACCCCTAGAACATCACTGTTCTAGGGGTATCGTTTGGTGCGGCTGGCAGGAATTGAACCCACGACCCCTTGGTTCGTAGTTTTGCAGCCGCTGTTAAGTAGTTGATTCATAAGGGATTGGTGCCGTTCGTTCCAACTGATTGTGCACTGTATTGAGCAGAGATTCGGGGGCCAATCCCCCAAAACTCCCCATGAGCCAAACGCAAAAAAAGCCCACCGGGCCGCACTCAATGGCGGCCCGGTGGGCTTTTTTACAATTTACTTGGCGGCCTGTTTGCCTGCCTCAAACGCCGCTTTGAGTGCAGCCTCTATGCTCCACACGGCCAGGTCGTGAAAATCGAGCCGGTCTGACTTGCGCTCCTGGAGGGTCTCAAGTCTCAAGTGCTTTTGCGCGATTTGCGTGAGGATCTGCTGAGTGGTCATTTGTTTGCTGCCTTGTTGCTGGCCTCCAGTACCGCTCTAGGATCGTGAGAAGTCAAGAGCAAAAAAAAAACATTTTCACTCAACTATTGAGCATTGAAGGGGTCCGCGAGACCAAATGCTTTAGGAACCCTCGCCAATCAAGCGATCCAGTCTGGCTTTCGCGCCCAGAATGAACAGTGTAAATGCTGCTTACATGAATACTGCGCATCCGACCAGGAACACTACCTGTAGTGGCTTGTCACCACCTTAGACACCATATATAGTGCGGACATCTGACAGCAAAAAGCCAAGGCGGCAACCTTGGCTTATGCAACCCCAACCAATTTTTAGCCCGGTCGGGGGTTTCCTAACAACGTAGTGTTCAGAACCTCTATGTTGCCACGGAAATTGAGGGTGATCGGGCTTTTTTTGTAACGGCCATTGGCCAGAAAAAAACCAATCATGACAACAAATCATCAAATTCACTACGTGAACAAAGTACCTCGCACCGACATTCATAACGCCATAAAGTTTGTTGGGGGACGAAACCCAGACGGTACGGTCTGGAAAATGACATTGAACAACGCGGTCGAGAAAGTGCTGGACGCAACCTATCGTTTCTACGTTTCCGCCGGCGGCAAATCGGCATGGGTGTCGGTAGTCAAGTCGGCTAACGGCAACCTCTTTTTGAAAACCGACGCCGATTCACTACTGGTGGACAACCTACTTAGCCTGCAAGAGTTTCCATAAGCAAAAAAGCCCACCAGCCCGCACTTGATGGCGGCCCGGTGGGCTCTTATTTTTGGTCAGAACAACCCAGCAGGCTGCGCGTCCACATCCCAGCTGCTGATGATCAGCTCCATGCGGTCGACGCCCTGGCCACCGCCCACCGTGTACTTGATGGGCACCTCAATGACGTGGAACCCCGCAAAGCACTCGCGGATCTGCGGGTGGTCGTTGATGCTCAACATGGCCTTGCCTTTGATGGTGCGCATGATCTCGGCCATGGCCTCGTACTCGGCCCAGGGGAACGGCACGCCGTAGCCTTCGGTCTCCCAATACGGCGGGTCCATGTAAAAGAAGCTGTGCGGCCGGTCGTACCGACGTATGCACTCCTTCCAGTCCAGCCGCTCGATGTAGGCGCTGGCCAGGCGCAAGTGCGCGGTACTGAGGGATTCCTCGATGCGCAGCAGGTTCACCGCCGGTGCCGTGGTGGCCGTGCCCCAGCTCTGGCCCTGCACGCGGCCGCCAAACGCCTGGTGCTGCAGGTAGTAGAACCGGGCGGCCCGCTGGATGTCGGTCAGCGTCTCGCTGGGGGTGATTTGCGTCCACTTGAAGATCTCGCGGCTGCTGAGCGCCCATTTGAACTGGCGAACAAACTCCTCCAAGTGGTTCTGCACCACCCGGTAGAGATTGACCACGTCGCCGTTGACGTCGTTGATGACTTCAACTTCGGCCGGTTGCCGCAAAAAATAGAGCGCCGCGCCACCGGCGAACACCTCGACGTAGCAGGTGTGCGGGGGAAAACGCGGGATGATGATGTCGGCCAGGCGGCGTTTGCCGCCCAACCAAGGAATGATGGGAGATGCCATTGTGAGGATGATCCAGTGGGGGTTGTTACACTTGGCCCGCCTCCCGGGAGGTGGCAGGGCCTAGGCTGGCTCACGGCGCGTTCGTGGTTTGGCGGCTGGTCAGGAGTGTTAGTAGCACTACTGGCCGGTCGCTCTGTCTTTGCACCAGGTGCAAAGACGGGAAATCAGTTAATCCAATGCTCCTGCAGCCGTCCTGCACTCGTAGTACAGGCCGGCCACTTCGATCAGCTTCTCGGTCGTTGCTCCGAAACTGTTATCGCGCAGGGGTGTCAGGCGGGGGCAGCTTGCCACCGTCAGTGGGCTTGGGCTCACTATTGGTGAGTGCCGAGTTAACAAGCCGCAGCCCGTTGTCAGAGTGCTTGCAATCAGCATAAATAGTATTGGTGTGAGTCTCACGCTCGACCTCCTGTTTAATGGTTGTGTTGTTGACGCGGATCTTGGCGATCGCCTTTGCGCTGGCATCACTCAGGATGCCTACCGCCTCCTCCAGCAGTTCTTTTTTGTCAGATTCACTGGCTTTTTGGTGGTCTACGCCCAAGGTAAACCCACCCCATCCAGCTCCTAAGCAGGCCACCAGGGCGGCGACGATCAAATAGGGGTTCATGGGTAGAACGCCCGGTTTCCAGACCGTGGGGCCCGGGTAGTCCAGTGGCTCCAGCCCTTGGTCGCGCTGGGGTGTTCGATGTAGATGCCGTGGGCAGCCAGCCGGTCCTGGTGGGCCATGCACCAGTCGTCAATGGCTTCGTGCGGATCGTAGCGGTCAACACCCTCGCCTTCCTTGTGGCTGGAGTTCGGGGCACCCTGCGGACAGGTTTGTGGGCGGAAACCACCGAAGGTTTGCCCGCTGACGCCGCTCTTTGTGGCCGGGTTGACGGGGAACACCACGCCGTCGGCAATCATTTCCTCCTCCAGGGCGCAGCAGGCGGCCAGCAACTTTGTCGCGTGTTGCTCGCGGGTTGGCGACCAGTCCGAGGAATCGCGGTGGGGGCCAACGTATTGGTTCAGGGTAATCATGGGTTCATCCTTCTTTCACACGGGTTCGAATAATGAGAACGGCAAAGCCGCACATAACTGCGGTTTCTGCCAGCGAGGGGATTTGGTGGTTGACGCGCTCCCACGGGTTAACGTGCACGCCAAAGTGGAGCAACAGCGGTGTGACCACCGCGCCACCAGCGCCCAGGGCGAACAGCAACCAGGACAGCGCCTTGAGCCCATCCAGCAGGCGGGCGAGTGGCGCCAGTCCAGGTGCAAAGGGCGTAGTGCGCTCCATCTTGTTGAGCGCCTCGGCTAGCACAATCAGGCCGGCACACCAGTGGGCAACTTGCAGGGCGGCGTCCATCACGCACCCCCTTGCACAGCAGGCGTATTGCCAGAGGCCCGGGATATGGCAAACACCAGCACCTTTTGAGCCCCACCTCCTACCGCAAAGGCTGCACTGAGCAACAGCGGATCTGGCAGGCTGGCCATCAACAACACCAGGGGCGTGAGATAGCCGGCCGTCAGGCTGGACGCCACCGCCACAAACATGCGACGCAAGGTGGTGCGGACCAGCTCTGTCCATGTGTCTGCACTGCCAGGCACGCTGTTGAGCAAGATGATGGCGACCAGCGAGCCAAAGAAGCCCGCAATCAACAAGTCAGCCCGCAGGCCTAGGGGAACCCCAAACAGGGTGAGCATTGGCATAGACACACTGGCAGCAGCCAGCGTGGCGACCGCCACCGTTGTGGACGTTGGTTCAGGCATGAAATTCCTCGGGTTTCAATGGGCGTAAAAAAGGCCGCTAAGCGGCGTTCTTGATGTGGGGGTGGCCTGGCGGTGCGATCCAGTTCAACAGGCGGGCGATTGGTCTGGCCACCCTGCCCCGCCAGCCGGTGTCAAACCACAGTCGCTCCAGGCGGGTGCTGAATGTCCACTCGGGCTGCAGCTCGTTTTGCTTCCAGCGCGGCCACTCCCACAGGTAGATAGACAGCACCGTCCAGTTGGCCAGCACGTCGATCAGCAGCGCGAACCCCGCAACGAACTCGCAGACGTTGCGCGCCCACTGCGGCCAGCTTTCCCGCTGGTACTGAATTCCCAGCGAATAGCCGAAAAAAAGGGCCACTGGTTGGCCCACGAAGAACAGCAGTAAAATCCACCAGAGCCACGTCATGCATCCACCCCGGCAAACGCCTTGACAAGAGACTCCGGCAGCGTTGCGACGATGGCCGCGTACTTGCCAAGAATGAAGGCGTCCACCAGCTCGGGGTCGGCGGGGCACCCAGTCGTAATGTCCAGAAGTGCAAAGCGGGTGGCGCTGCATGCCGAGACAAGCTCGGAATCACCTGCGTCCCGTGCGGCATCTTTGATGCCATGCACGCGGCCCAAGATAGCCTCACGCACCTTGCGCACCTTGGACAGCTTGGACTCCACCTCAGATTTTGTGCGGGATTCCTCCCGCGCTGCGATTTCCTCGGAGGTGGCTTCGCGGTCACCGGGTCGCATGTCACCAACGTAGATTTGATTTTGTGAATTGATGTACATCAGAACCCCCTCGCAACTGAAAACCCAACCTTCCAGCTCCCAATCACGGTGTCTGTAATCGTCCCGGTTGATTTATGGGGAAGTTTTGGGCCACTGCCTCCGAACGTGAACCCGCATGTATTCCTTGTCGTCCAGAACGCCGCACCAGAATAGACACTCCCATTTGCGTCGGCTCCTAGGACGTATATCCTGTCCCCAACCGCGTAACCAACATCTGCCGTCTTGCACTCAATCCATGCGATAGCGCGTTGGAACGGCGTCCCAATGTTGCTATTGAAAGAGTACGCCGTGGCGACAGCGATGGTCGTTTGCTCGTTGGAGTAGCGGCCAACTTTTGTGTAACTCACCACGCTGGTAATCGTCGATGCGCCTGCGAGGCATTCACCTACCGCGTCTCGCTGCACTGCTGTTGCCGTCGACCCATTGCCGACATACATCTGCCCCACGTCGGACACATAGGTATGCTGCCCATTGACGACTGATATGGCTGGCACCGAATCTTGGGCAATGTATGGAAGCGTGGAGCTGATGGCTGTCAGTGCCCCGGTGCTGGCATTACGGTCGACAAACAGGTAATTGACCACGTTGGCGGTCAGTCCAGACCAGTATCCAGTCACATCTGCAGACAGCGTGCCAACAAAGTCAGATGCGCCAGCGGCACCCATACCATTTGCGAACGCCAGGCGCAAGGGCGTGGCAGTGGCAACCAGGTTGCAGGCCAGTCCAGGGCCGATGGCTACGAAGGCGGAAGCGCCTGCAAGAATGGTCTGGCGCAACGGGACCTGCACCGCCAGTGCAGTCGAGGAAAAATTCAGCAACTCCACCACACCACCCGCAAGCACCCGCAGTTCCCCCGAATCGCCCCCCGCCAACTGAACGTTGGCGCCCCGCTGCGTGATCAGGCTTGCACCATTCACAAACGAAGGCGTAGCACCGGTGGCAACCACAAACCGGAATACGCGTCCAACGGCTGCGGTGAAGCCCGTCATGGCGTTGTTGCCGGTGAATTGGATGTCATCCGTATCCGGCGCATTGGCCGTCAGGTCGACCACACCGGCCACGCTGGCGACATCAACGCGTGCGGCACGTGGGGAGATGCCCAGGGCGGCGTAGCTCAGGCCGATGGTCCAGCTGACGAAGGTGCCGCTGCCCACGGCGTAGGTCACGTTCACATCCAGCGCGGTACCGGTGTAGCCGGTGACCACGCCTTTCATGTAGTTGGCGCCGTTGCTGACCACGACCGTCTGTCCCACGGTCCAGCTCTTGCCGCTTTGGGTGACAAAGGACCGGGCTCCCGTGCCAATGGCCAAGCTGGTGGTGCTGGTGCCGCCATAGTTGGGCAAGGCCATATTCATGGCAATGCTGGCGGTCACGTCCGCATTGGTCTGCATCGCGTCGGCCGTACTGTTGGCTTGCGTTCTAAACGTCTGCAACGAGGCCAGAAATTCAAATGCTTTGGCGTCAAAATTCGACACCGAATCGGTTGGGCTAGGTGGGTCGGGTAATGCATTAATGCTCATGTGAGTCCTTCCAAAGATAAAGAGCAGTCAGATGTGGTGGGGTAGTTGACCAACGTGTTGAAGTTCATAAAAACTCCGTAAACAGTGGTGCTGGCGTATTCGTCGCTTCCGATCCACAGGCATGGAATGGCCCGCAGGGATGCCAGGTAGTCATTGAAGGGGTCCACCTCGTGGCGGTCAATCGTCAGCACAAAGTCGGCTGTTTTGGCATACCCCCGCTGGGTGAGAACAATGTCGCCCCACTCATTGGTTTCTTTTCGGCTGTAGTCCTTCATGCCCAGGCTTGCGCCGTAATGCACGCCAAAACCCCAGGTGCTGACATTGCCCACCATCAGGGTGCCCACCGCCATGTCGGCCAGGCCAGTGAAGTCCACAATGATTTGCGCGTCAAAAAAGCTGGGCAAGTCTTGGTAGTAGCTGGTGAGCGATCCCAAGCGCTGGCCAAAGAACCAGTTCCACCAGCCGGGGCCTGGTGGCGTGCGGGCGCGGGTGATGGTCTTGTCGTACACCGTGCCGTAGGCATCGCTCACCATGCGAACACGGATGGTCTGCACGCTGCGCAGGTTGACCGCAGCCACCGCAGTCACCACCGTGCCGGGGCGGATGGTGTAGCTGATGCTGGTGGTCTGCGCGGTCTGCGAGCTGCTGACCAGGTCGAACAACTTCCAGCGGTTGGTGGCGCTTACCAGCACCCACCAGGTGGCATTGGCGGCCGGGGCGTGCCCGACATTCGTAGCCTGCCGGCTCTGGTAGATCAGGTGGTTGTCAATCACCCGGTCGCCAACCGCATAGGTGGTGCCTGCGGCGTAGGTGGCGTAGTCGGCCTCGGGCACGTTGGTGGCAATCAGCATGGCGGGGGTGATCGCCAGGGGCTTGATGATGGTCAGGCTGCTCATGCTGTCGCACCTGGTGGCATTCCGTTGCGGTCCCAATCTTCAAAGATTTTTAGCATGCGGCCGTACAGCAGGGACATGCTGCGGTACTGGGAACGCGCTTCCTCACGCTGGGCCCGGATCTCGGCAGCGGCTGCATCATTGGTGGGGGCCGCAGGGCCGCCGCGCAGGGCGCCGGCCATTTGGTCGGCGTTCCAGATGCGGGCGGGGCCAGTGGCCTCTATCTCGGGGCCGTTCTCGCCCACCAGGCGCAAGCCGCCGGCGTGCATGCCCCCGGCTGCAAAGCGGGGCAAGGCCTTCATGCCCGAGGCGGACGCTGCGCTGGCATAGTCCACATAGTTGGAGTACGCCAGTGTGCTCAGAACGCTGTTGGCAGCGTCATCCGCAGCCTTGGTGACCTGGGCAAATGCACCACTCATACCCATCAGCGAGGCATACATGGCCCGGCCCGATTCGGTGTTGACGTCTTGCGCGTTCACCAGGTCGCGGTAGGTCTGCAGGGAGTCGGGCAGCGCCACCCCCATCTTGTCAAACGAGCCGGTGAGCTGCTCCAACAGCTTGGCGTTGCGTTCACCCTCGGTATAAAACGCCTCGTAATAGCTGGACGTGGTGGCTTTGAACGCATCCATGCCGCCCAGCAGATCCACCAGCTTGCTGGCCGAGTCTCCGCTGGTCAGGCTGAGAGACAGCAATTCCTTGCCCAGCACGTCAAAGGAATTGTTGACCTGCCCCAGGCTGGTACTCAGGCGGACCAATGTGACGCTGGCGGTCTCACCCTCTTTCATCAACGCGCCCGGCTTGAATACCGTGCTCACTACGTCAGGAAGGAAACCACCAAGCAAACCCGTTGCCTGGGTCACCGTGGTTTCATACGTTCCAAGGAAAGCCGCAGACATGTCGTCGGCTATGCCGGCAAACATGACATCAATCGCCGCTTTGTTGGCTGCGGCGTCCGAGCCCAGGGCCACGGTGATGTCCTTGCTGAAGCCTTTTATCGTGTCAGTGGACAACCCCAGACTTTGAGCAAAGCCCGACACCTGGTCGGTGACACGGACAAATGCATCCCCCAGTGCGTTGGACGCAGCCGAGCCCATGGCGCTGTAATTGGTGCCAGAGCTACCAGAGGTCTTGCCAATGCCAAAGATGCCCGGGCTACCGTCGTTTTGCCAGTTCTGGTAATTGCGTCCGGAGAACCCGCCGTTACTGAACTTGCCCTGCACGCCGGTGCCAACGGTGTACTCATGCCCACCGTCGAACCAGCTGCCCACTTTGTCCAGCACGCCCTGAATCAAGGCTGACCCGCTGACGATGGCCGCCGTCTTGCCATCCAGTCCAACGCCCTGCAATACGCCATCGGTCGCGCCCATGACGGGCTCCAGCGCGTTGTACTTTCCATTCCAGCCGTGGCCCTGGTCGTAAAACGAACTGGACGCGCTCATGCCCGCCAGAATCCAGCCGATGATGGGAATCATGGACGAGCCAGATGCGCCACCAGCCGCGGCACCGCTAGCAGCACTGCCGCCCGATGCATTCACGCCCGCCCAACCGCCGTTGGCAGAAGACAGGGCCCCAATGGAGTCACCACCCACCATACCCACGCCGTTGGCGTACGCAAGGGATGCAGACGAAGCGCCCGCGCTGGATCCAGTCCAGTACTGGGCCGCAGCGCCGCCAAAGCTGGACAGGCTGGAAGCCGTGTTTGCCCCGTTGATCAAAGAGTTTGAGCCCATGCTGGTGGCACCCGCCCCACCCAACATACTGGAGAAGCCCTGCGAGATTGGGCTGACCACAGCGCTGACGATGGGGCGCAGGATCATGGTCTTGAACATGTTGGTGATGGTGTCCCGCAGGTTTTCAGCGAAACCTTTTCCATTCTCAAACCCACGCATCAGGGCGTCGGTGATGTCTTTGTTGATGCTGTCCGCGGTGCGCTTCCATTCCTCGGCGGCCTTCTTGGCTACTTCGACTTGCGCCTCTTTTGCGGCCCCGGTCTGCTTGAGTTCTGCCAGTTTTCGCAACTCTTGCGCCTGCGCCTTGTAGAGCCCGTACTGCTCTTCATCCAAGTTCTTGTCCAGCGCCTTGATAGCCATCAGGTCCAGCGTGACGGCCTGTGATTCCAGCTTGGCCGCATCCAGGGCGGCAATGGCTTCGACGCTTAGGCCAAGGCGGTCGTTATGCTCTTGCTGGGTCAGGCTTTCGGCCTTGAGCTTGTCCAGGCCTTGCGTCAAAGTCTCGACGTACTTGTGTTGCGCTTCGCTGGCTGCAAGATTGGCCTTGGTCTCTTTGTCTTTTTCAGCATTTGCCAGTTCAGTGGCTACCAGCGTCGACATCTTCGCCCGCGTCAACTCAATCTCGCCCGCAGTCATCTTGAGCGTGCCAGGGATCAACAAGTCAGCCTCAAACTTGGCGCTGTATTTCTGCGCCTCAGTCATCCGGGCTTGCGTTTCCAGATCAAGATTCGCAACAGCTTGTTTTTCAGCAATGGCGCGGGTCAGCTTTTGATAGTCCGTGATTTGTACTGCTGCTGCCTTGCTGTCTCCACCCAAAGCATTCATCATGGCTTTGTAGTCCGCCATCCAATCAGATTGGGGTTTGACGCTGGCAGGGTTCACAGAGCCCCTACCCGCGTTGCCGTCTGTCAACCCAAAATAGGCCTTGCGCGCCGCTTCCAGCGCCTTTGTTTTGCCTTCGATCTCAAGTTGAATTTGCCCGCGCCGGCCGAACAGGTCCACCGTAATCAGGCTTTGTGCTTCATGCAAATCGGCCAGATCATCGGTCAGGCTTTTGATGCCCTTGCGCTGCTGGCGACCGCTCCAGTCAAACATCTGATTTGCAGCCTCGTCAATGCCCGCCATGACGCCTTTGAACATGCCGCCCTTTTGAGATGCATCTGCCATGGCTTGCGTGATGATGATCAGTGCAGGCATAAAGTCATTCATCATCGCCATGCCAGAGATTTTGCTCAGCATGCCAAGCTCGGCCATGTTGTCGTTGAATGCGTCGGATTGCGGCGCCAAAATCGCCATTTGCGCGGCATATTTAGCGGACTTTTCTGCCGCCTTATCCAGGCCATCAGAGCCCATATTCAGCATCGGGATCAAGTCCATTCCAGACTTGCCGAACATCTTTACCGCAAGCGTAGTTTTTTCCATGCCATCGGGCATGCCCGCAAAGACATTGGCCAGCTGTTTCATGGCGTCGTCTGCCGTAGTCGCCGTGATACCGGCTTTTTTCAATGCATCGCCATGCTCCAAGAGGTTTCCAGACAGGCTCTTGATGCCCTTTGCCAAGGCTTCCATCGAGGTGCCTGACTGGCTTGCTGCAAGCTCATATTTCGCAAGGTCTTTAACCGCGATACCAACACGTTGCGACAAATCATTGATGGCATCAGCAGCGTCGATGGTGGCACGTGCATGGCTCACTATCGCAGTGACGGACAGCCCAGCAGCAAACCCCGACAACGCAGCCTTTGCGACATTCGCAGCACTTGAAATGGAGGACATGGCACTCCCGACTGCACGTTTTGCGTCGTCCATGTCTTTTTGCAGCCGTGCCATATTGGCCAGGAGCTGAATCTCAAGGGTTCCGGCGATCATTTGGAGTCCTGTTTGCTAATGGTTGCGATTGCGATGCGGTCAAACACTTGAATCATTTCAAGCTCCCAAGGCGTGAGCCGGGTGCCGTGGTTGTGTTGCCAAGCCTGGATTTCTTGCTGGCTGATAGCACTCGCCCCACTCATGCTGGGCGGCCTACTCAAGCTGTTGAAGATGTCCCACAAGGGGCGGCCCACCTTGGGCCACTGCACCAGCAAGCGGGGGTCAACCCGGCCGGTATTGGCGGCCAGGCGCTGCAAGTGGGTTCCCAGGCTGGCACCGTCACCTTGCCGGGCCGAGAGTTCAAACTCAGCCCGGCAGCACTCCGCTAGGGTTTCGCGGAGCTGCTGATAAAAAGCTCGGATTTATTCAGCGCAGCCAGCACTTGGGTGCGCAGCCATTGCTTCTTGGGGTCGGCGTAAAGCTTGCGGGCAGCATCCGCGCTGTGCAGCAGTGGTGCGCCACCTTGGGTAAGGTTCCAGCCCAAAGTGGAGGCCACCAGGTAGTCGGTCTCGTCAGCTACGTCATCTACCGGATCGCTCACGGGCATCTTGCCGGTCTGGTTGAAGGTGTTGCGCAGTTTGCGCGTGCGCGCCATGTCGATTTGCTTGCGCGACTGGTGCTCGCGGCTGGCCAATGTGATGGTGGACGTGGTGGGAGCTTGGGTGGCAGGGTTGAGCAGCACGACGGTGCCGGTGGCCATGTCTTCGTAATCGTCCAGATCCATGGAGGCGATCAGGCTGGAGACAAGTGCGCTGGGGGTTGCTGTGTTCATTGGGTTCTTTCGCGGGTGGAAGTAAAAAATGCCCGTTCCCAGCCACTGCGCCCCCGCGAAGGAGCGACAGCAGCCGGGCCGGTGCCGGGGTGCAGGGTTTAGGCTGCGGAGTCTTGAATGGAGATGGTGGTCAGATCGCTGGCCAGCGCTGGGCCACCCGTGACGTTAAGCAGTGCCTGGAAGGGGATGGTCTGGGTGATGGTCTTTTCACCATCGTCCTTGGTTGCCCCTCCCACTTTCAGGCGGGGGATACTGAAGCCGACAAAGTCAGAAGCGGCCGTGTTATCCGCAGTGAATACGGCGTACAGCCCGATTTCGGTCTCGTTGTAGAACGCATCACGCAGGGTGGTATCGACAAAGGTAGCCGTCATCTGGCCAGTCACGATTACCCGGCCTGCCGCCTGGAATGCCACGGTGTTAGAGCCCACAACAGGCTCACCACTTTGCGCGGCAGCTACGTCAATAGTCAAACCGGTGACGTTGGCCACCGTGACGCCACCCACACGCAGCACACCATTGACTGCAGCCATGGTGCCGGTGGTAGTGAGTGCTGTAGGTGCTGTGAAATACTGCACCGCAGTAGGCACTGCGTCTTTGCCCATGAATTCCACATTGCATGTGGCCAGGCCGGTGGGGGGCAAACCAAACGACACTTTGGAAACCTTGCAGCCGGTGAATACTTCACTGGCGGGCACGTCCGGGTACCAATGCTCAATGGAGAACGACTTGTCGGTGTGGCCAGTTTGGGGAATGAATGATTTTTTGCCAAACACCGTGACAGTGCTTGCTGCAATGGGGCCTTCAGCCACCAGCGCGGAGGCATTGAGCACCAAGCCCGTGAGTACCGGGGCGGTGACGTTGGTGACCATGATGTTCTTTGCCAGGTTGGCAGCATTGAAGCCGCCGACCGACAGGCGGATAACGTCGCCAATTTTGATGCCATCGGTGAGGTAGGAACCCGCTGCACGGGCGATCGTCCACGCGCCTGCACTGCCTGCGATGGTGATACCGGCACCGACAATGGCCACGGTAGCGGAGAAGTCTTTTTTCAGTGCCGCAGCAATGAAATCGGCATACGTTTTTGCCGATAGCTCGCCATTCACCGCGCCGCCTACTTTGCGGATACCGTGGCGGAAGTCTGCCAACTGGAAGTCGGGGCGGACTTCGTTGGACTGGTAAGTTTCTTTGGTCAAATCCAGACTGGAGGTGACCCGGCGCAGCTGCTGCGCGGATGCTGCCGCGGGTGGCGTGCCATAGGTGGCTTCGACTTTGTAGGCTACTTGCTTGAAGGTGCCGCTTGCTGTGCTCATGATTTACCTTTCGGACATAAAAAAAACCCGCCGGCGGTATGCAGGGCGGGCGGGTTGGAAAAACTCTTTTGGGTGGGCTAATTGGCTTCGTGGTAGATCACATGGAAGTCAACCGATTGCATGTAGAAGTCAGTCTCAGGGTCGTTAAAGTCGGGGCCGTTGGAGCCACGCCGCACCGATACCACCGGCACACCGGCTACCGTGCCGCGCTTGTAATTGCAGGCCTTGCGCACCGCAGCCAACAGCGCCTTTTGCGCGGGGTAGCTGGCAGCTACTACTGTGACCTGCACTCGGGCATCCACCAGCGTGTAGGGGGACTGCGCATCAATGTGGGGTATCTCCACCGTGCTGACCTCAGCGACGCTCACCGCTGGCAGCGGAGTACCCTGGGGGATGACCCCGGCCATGATCTTTTCAGCGGGCACCAGGGCCAGCAGCGGCGCATTGGCTGCAAGCAGGGCTACGATGACCTTGACGCAACTCATTGGGCCTCCAAATCAACGCTTGATGCGTTCAAACCTTGCTTGGTCAGGCGCTTTTTGATCGATTCACCGACTGCCTGCAAGGCGGCTTGGGATTGACTGTCCAGGGCGGGACGCATGAAGGGTTTTGGCTTTGCGCCAGGGTGGTCAACACCATCACGCATCAGGCCTGCAAAAAACAGGCTCTTGGCGGTTTTTGGCTTGATAAAGTGGGCCGCTGTACCGTATTCAACCAAGTGTGCAACCGGGCCATGCTTACCTTTTGCCTTGACCTTGGCTGTGACGACTCCACGACGCAGACCCGTGCTGACCTTGAGGCCATTTCGCAGAAGCTCGCTCTTGACAGGCACGTTTCTTTTGGCCTCCTCCAGCACGACATTGGCACCTTGGCGCATGGCGGATCGCATGATGTTGGCCTCCAACTTGACCGGGAGTTGGTCCAGGAAGGCTTGCAACTCTTTGAGGCCGGTGACGGTCGCGTCGCTCATGTTCCCCGCCCATCTGTTGAATATTCCTCAGCCATGAATTCAAGCCCTTCCTTGCGGCCCAGCTCAGCGGGGCCCGAGATGATTTGCAAAACCCTGTTGCCCCGGCTGAGCAGCACCACGCGCATATCGGTGGTGACGCCGCCCAGGTAGCGGGTGCGGATGCGGGCGGGCCGGGTGGAGACCCGAACGCCGGTGCTTTGTGTTTCTGCCTTGCTGGGCAGTACGTCTTGCACTTGCGCCCATACGGTGGCAAAAGTGGCCCAGGTGATTACCGGGGTGCCGTAGTCGGGGTCGGGCGTTGTCTGTTTGACTTCAATGCGGATGCGCTGGTCATATTTTTCAGCCCTCATAGCGTCCACACCTTGTAGCGGTCGAGCAGCCGGTCAGCAAAGCCCAGTGCATACGTCTGCACAGCGCCCTCGGCCTGGCGGTTCTCGTACATGGCACCCACCTGCAGCTTGATCCAGGCCTTGATGCTGTCGGGCACATTCGCCGCTGCGGCGTAGCCTGCCACATAGCGCAGGGCGACGGCGTTGATCTGCTCGCGTGCGTCGGGCCAGGTGCCTCCAAACACCGGCACCACATAGGCGTTGCCGAAGTCATCGGTGTTGTCCAGGGTGTACAGGTTGGAGCCCAGCGTTTGCTGGACACCGGCTGTGTCCCAGTACTTCAAACTGGTGATGCTGGCAGCGGGCACGCGGGTGATCTCGAACGCCTCGGGGAAGGCATCGAGCGTCAGCTCCCAGGTCTGCGGCATGAGCGCCCGGCCGGTGGCCTGCTCAGCCAGCTCGGCGGCAGCCGTGATGTACGCGGTGATAAGCGAATCTTCATCCGTCGTGTCCACGCGCAGGTGGACCTTGACGTCTGCCAGGCTGACGGCCAGCTCGGTCGCTGGAGTGATGAGTTTGAGGGCCATGATCCTGGTTCAAGGTGGTGCGTGCAAACGTCTGTACGCAAGGGAGTAAATTGCAATGCTCTGCTATGCGCCCGCTGAGTCAGCAGGCGCATAAACAGCACTGGGAGTTAGGCCGGTGGATTGGATGTCGGTGCCAGCGCTGGTTCACCCAGAATGGCAACAGCGGCGAAAAGACCGGCGCTGGCATTCGCTGAAGGCGTGATGGTCAGGCGGGTATAGCGCTTGTTCCCCTTGTAGCCCAGCTTGAACACTTTGTCGTCATCGGAAAAAATGAAACTGGCCAGCGCCGTGGTGCCCAGCAGGTCGGCCGCCGCAACCGTGGCGGCATCTGATAAGCCGGAATCGTCGCCCTCCTGCAAAGTGACGGCAAAGGTGGCATCCACATCGGCCAAAGAGCCGGTGAGGATGACGTATTCCAAGGCTTCGAAGCCCTGGCGGTCGATGATTTGCCCGACTTGGGCAGTGGTGTCGGCTACAGAGACAGGGCTGATGACCCGTTTGACGTGGATATTGTTGTGCAGATCGCGCATGTTGAAATGCTCCAGATGAATGAATGGGGTTGATGGGCCGGAATTGCTCCCGGCCCTACTGTTTACGAGCTCAGTCGTTCACGGATTAAGCGAACTTCATGACCTTGATGGCCTCGAAGTTGCGAATGCCACCCCCAACGCGGCGGCGGAAGTTGAACTTCGTGGTGCCTTTGGTGGTGATGTTGTCGCGGATCAGGGCGATTCCCTTGCGGTCTACGATCCGGTAGGCACGCTGGAAATTGGCGTACGCGATCGACAGGCTGTTAGCCGCCAGTACCGGCATGTTGTCGTCAATCTCGACCGGGGCACCCAACACGAAGCCGGTGAACTTTCCGGTTGGGTCTGGGTTGAACAGGTAAAAATTGCCGCTGCCATCCTTGATCTTGCGGACCTCAGCCAGCGTGGTGTCTGCCATCAACAGCGTGGCGCCGTTGCGGTAGGTGGCACGCAGGGAGTGCAGCAGGTCAATGATCTTGTCGCTGGGATTGGAGGCAGCAAAGGCGCCCGCTGCGCCGGAGGCGAGGTAGCCGACCTTGCCCCATACATAGTTGGCATTGGCCACCATGTCATAGGATAGGATTCCGCGCGGTTTTTTGATGCCGTTGCCATTGATGAAGGCGACGCCCTCACCTTCACCGAAACCAATTCCCGCCTCACTGGTGATGTCCGATACCACATCAAAGTCGGCGTCATCCAGCGCGCTGTTATAGGCCCAGGGCTCAACTTCCATCTCGTTAGCAACGATTTCGAGCTGTGCATATTTGGGGTTGGTGGTTTCGCCGCCGGCCTCGGCCTCGCCTACCCAACGGGCCGCTGTGCCGCTGGTTTTAACGCGGAATTCAAGGCTCGCTTTGCCAATGGTACGGACATCTGCCAGGCCGCGCATAGCCGAGACGGTAATAGCCACGCGGTCAATTTCAGCCACCATTTCTTCATCGATCAGGAAACCGCCGTCCACATCGCTACCCATCTGGAAGGCTTTGCGCTCCAGGTTCGCCAGGCCGTTGGCATCGCCTTTGCGCAGAAAGCTGCGGAAGGCTTGCTTATGCTCTTCTTTTTCTGGAGCCAATGCACTCTTACCTTCAGCTGGGCGGTTGGATTTTTTGGCAATATCCCCGATTTGCTTTCCGAGTTCGGTCAGGTCGTCGTTGATTTTGTCAACTTTGGCAACAACATCAGAGGGCGCGTAGCCTTTGCCTTCGATGGACTTAAGGCGATCATCGTTGGCCTTTTTAAATTCCTCAAAGGCCACACCCTGCTTTTTGAGCAGGTCGGTCAGTCCTTCCATACCCACTTCGCCAATAGCCAGCGGCATGAAGCTGAGCGCGGCCAGCGCTTCTGGGGGGATAACGGGATGGCCCATCAGGGCGAAGACTGCGGCAATGGCTAGGCCGACCAGCAGAAGGAGGCGGGGGTGTTTCATCATAGATTTCATATTCAGACTCCAGGGGTTGAAATGGTTTGGGTATTTCGGAGAATCAACTCCGCCAGTTCGCTGTAGTCCTCAACATCTCGTTGAGGTATCGCGGTGAAGCCTTTGGCCAGAATGGCCTTGGCTTCGTTACGAGAAAACCCAGCATCACGCAGGGCTTTCTCGGCTTCACGGATGGACCGGTCGGACTTGACCGAATCCACCCGCGCTTTTCCGTTGGCAGGAAAGGTGACGGGAGATATTTCTGCCACATCAATGCGCTTGAGGCGACGACGTGGATCGTCCGGCTTGCTGCGCGGCTCCCATTCTTTGGCGATGTACCCGATGGACAGTCCGTCCAGCGCCGGGCGTGGACTCATCTTGAGCAGGCCATAGACTTCACGGCCGCGCGGGGTATCGGCCAGCTTGCCAGCGACTTTGAGGCCCTTGCCGTCTTCAGCGAGACTGGTCCAGATGCCGATGGGCGTCATGTCCTCAGCAGTCAACCCCATGCCGCCGTGCTGCAGCAGCATGGCCGGCCAATTTTGCTTACCAGACTGGACGTCGGACAGAAAGCCGGAAAAAGCGCCGGGGTCAATGATGTCGCCGTAAGAGTCGACATTGCCAAAAATCGCGCCATAGCCTTCGAAGCTCATCGCATCGACGCCTGCATCGGGCGGGGCAAGCTTGAGCTCGATCAGGCCGCAGTTGAGGTGTTCCATATTTTTAGTTACCTGGTGTTGGGTCAGTAGGCTTGGGGGTTGTCCCCACGTTGGTAGGCTCGCGCAGGGTTGCGGCTGTGCCACCCAGTGGGTTGAGTTCGTCCAGCTCGCGCACTTCGTCTTGCGTCATCCAGGCTGGACTGCCACCAGAGCCCAGGGCTTTGCCGAAATACTCGGCCCGGTCTTTGTGGGCCCCACGCATCAGGGCTGCTGGCACGAACTTGAAATACAGGCCCTGGCTACGCTCTTTTTCAGTCAGCAGGTTGGCATCGGCCGATTGCTCCAGGCGGGCATACCACGGCCCCATGGTGTGGACCACATGCGCAAGAAACATTTGTTCTGCGCTGGCGAAAGTGGCGGCTTTATCGGAGTGACCAACCATGATGGGCAGAACACGGGCGAAGCGACAGACCTCTTCAATCTGGAATCGACGCTGCTCGATGAGCTGGGCCTGGTCGTTTTGCTGCGCCATGGGCGACCACTTGAGACCGCCCCACAAGATGGCTGTTTTGAAGGCGTTGGCCGGGCCGCCTTGGGTCTCCTCCCAACTTTCACGCAAGGCCTTCTTCTGTTCAGGATTGACCGCACTGTCTGTGGACAGGACACCGCCGACACGTGCACCGTTGCTAAACATGCGGGCGCTATGCTCTTCCGTGGCCAGCGCCAGGCCGAGGGCTTCACGCGCAAGGGTGATTGCATTGAGCCCTTCCCATCCGCTCCAACTGGGCCCCCGGATATGCCACATATCTTCGGCGGGGATCTCGATTTGCCGACCGTCTACTGTGGACACAAAATAGGCCGAGACCCAGCCTTGTCGCTTGACGGTGACCATGTTCGGCTCATAAGCCAGCAGCTCGACAATCTTGCCGCCGACACGGTTGACCCAGATGTAGGCATTGAAACAAAACACCAGGTGCAGCGCAATTTGCTCACGGAATTCGAAACTGGTTTGCCAGTCGTTGGGTTTTGTCGCCAGCAGGCTGTAGAGACCATGGTCCGTCGCCGGGTTTTTTCCCCCGCCAGGGTTGTCTTGGTACAGCTTGAATGGCACCTGTGCCAAGCCATCCGCAATGACGCGGGCGCAGGCGAAGGCGGTCGTGATCTGCAGAGCGGTTTTCCAATTAACCTTCGCGCCACTCTTGCTTGTCCCTTGGCCCAATAGGTTAGACAGGATTTCCCGTGGGCCGATAGCCTTGCGTTGTCCTTCGCCGCCGCCGATGTTGAAACCAAATATTTTCACCAGACGTCCACTCCTATTTCGTTTTCTTTGGGGGATTGCGCCATCGCCCGGCCCAGTGCCATCAGCATGGCCATGGGGCCGTCGATCTTGTTTTCGGGTCGCTCTTTGGTGGGGGATCGCAGCTCGTTGAACTTGCTGACCTTGACCACCAGGTTGCTCACCATCCAGGTCATGACGGGGTTGCCGTCAAACTTCAGTTTCTTTTCCAGCACCAGGTTCTCCACCTGGATCAATGGCGGCGTGAAAAACATGGCGCGCTGTGCGATTTCGACCAGCGGCAGGCCTTCTTCGATCAGCTTGCCGGCGAAATACATGCTTAAGGCCGGGTCAAAGGCGATTTCCTGCACATCAAAAATCTTGCAGTAGCGCCGCATGTCTTCGGCCAACACGTCAAAGTCGGTGATATCGCCATCGGTGACGATCACATGCCCTGCCCTTGCCCAGCCGCTGAGGTGTGCGTTGCCGCTCTCCTGCACAGCCAGCTCATTCAAGTACAGACGTGTGCACACGTGCCATTCATCGCCGCGCTGAAATACCAGACAAAGCGCGGCAAAGTCTTTTTTCTGGGCCAGATCGAGGCCCATCCAGCAACGTTCACCAGCAAAGTCGCCCAGGCTCATGCCCGGAACTGCGCACTTGGCCCAGGCCACCATGTCCATCCAGGCGCTCTCACCGTTCACCCACACATTGAGCCGCTTGGTGAAGAAGTTATTGCGCGAGCTTTCAGAGTTTTCAGCGTTTCGGCTGGCGGCTTCCATGTCATCGCGAAGCACCGACACCAGCCAGTTGGGGTTTGCCTTGGCCCAGCTGGATTCGACAAATGGGTTGTCGCCGTCGTCTATCGTGAAGATGATCCCAAAAGTGCTGTGGTCGTCGATGACTCGCTCAAGCACTTTTGTGGTGTAGGTGCGTCGTTCGTAGCAAATGCCGCTCAGATCAGTGCCAGCGGTGGTGATATTCCACAGCAGGGACTGCTCACGGGCGCCCCGCGCAGTGTCGATCACGTCATAAACAGCCCGGGTCTTGTGGGCATGCAGCTCATCGAGCACGGCGAAGTGAACATTCAACCCGTCCAACGTACTACCTTCCGCTGCCAGCGGCTTGAAACTGCTGGCAGTGCGGGCCACAGTGATGCTGTGCTGTTGGATGACCAGGCCTAGATAGGTGCGCATGTCAGGCGTGCGGTCGGCCATTTGCTTGGCATCGTCAAACACGATGCGGGCCTGATCTTTGGTGGTGGCCGCGCTGTAGATTTCAGCGCCGGGCTCACCGTCTGCGGTCAACATGAACAGGGCCACGCCGCTGGACAATGTTGACTTCGCGTTCTTGCGAGGAATCTCCAGGTACACGTCGCGGAAGCGGCGCAGGCCAGTGTCGCGGTGCACCCATCCAAAAACCGTGGTCAGAATGAACGACTGCCAAGGCCCCAACTCAATCAACCGGCGATCACGCGCCCATTTGCCTTTGATATGCGGCAGCAGCTCAATGAATTCACAGGGCCGCACAGCCCTGGCGCCATCAAATACCCACGGCCAGTCGTCTGATACCTCACGCTCTAAGTCATCTACCTGACGCTGCACCGCGAGGATGGTCCATTTGCAGGACGGAATTTCGCCCGACAGCACGCCGCGCATGTAGTTATGCGCTTGATCGATGTGGTTTGTCACGGAACCAGAGAGAACTTTGCGAAGCCGCTGGCGGCATTCTGATTGGGTGCTGGGTCAATGCCAGGCAATGACGCCTGCACGTAATTGGATGGCTGCACCCGTGCACGCGCTGACGGGCTCAAACCAAAGTGCGCCAGATGGCGGTGCACTTGCAGACGGTGGCCAGCTATCAGATTCACGATAACGCTCTGTTGCTCGTAGCCGCTGGGGGTTACAACCCGACTGGCAGCAAAAACCGCATCGGGGTAATTCATACCCTCATTGACGTGGCCCTGCACCTTGCCATTGAATGCCATCTCCAGCTCGGACAAGCGGCCAACTGCCTGACAGTACAGCGACAAAGCAGCACGATCCAGGCCGCTGATCAAGCCCAGCTCCTCCAGAAGCGGAGCGATCCGCTTCCATTCCTTTTTTGCTTCCTGCCCCAGGTGCTTGGGCGGCGACGGAATTTCAATACGCGGATTTACCCCATCAGACAGATTCAGCGCCCGCTTGCCGGGGTTTCCCTCCAGCAATTTGAGCGCGACAGGCTTCGGCAGTGGCCCGCGAGTCCCGGTCATGGTGATAAATCCTTACAAATATTTAGTGTTTTGGTATCGCTACCAGATCGGGCGGGGTACCCCCCCTCCCATTACTTGCGCACGTGAAAAAAGTGGGAAGCGGTCGGTTTCCAGTTGGAGGCTTCCAGACTTTTCATCCCCCCCTACCACCTTGCCCTGTGCTGGCCTCGCACTCGCTCGGCCTTGCTCTTTATGTCATGGCACTCCAGGCACAAGCCCTGCTCATTGCTTTCATCGTCAGCGCCACCCTCTTCGAGTGGCACGATGTGATCGCGTTGTGTGGCCAGCGTGACGCGTCCAAGGCGTTTGCATTCAGCACACAAAGGGGCGCGAGTAAACAACGATGCACGCATCGCTTGCAGCCTCCTACCCGTCACACGCTTGGTTGCGTTGGCAGACTTGGCCCATACCTGTTGGGGATGCTTGGGGCAACGGCTAGTGCCGTCTCGTACCAGGACACCACAACCAGGGTGATTGCAGGGCTTTGGGGCGGACCTCATAGGGGCAGGGTCAGTTCAGAATGGTTAGAAGGCCGTGGCCATCAGGGTGTGGTGTTGAACTGCCCTGCTGTTGGTTGCACCGGCAGGACTTGAACCTGCGACCTCTGGCTTATGAGGCCAGCGAGCTACCAGCTGCTCCACGGTACGTCGATATTGATAAGGCTGACTGCTGCTGTTAGGGGTTTGCCAGACCCTTGGTGTGCGGAACTCTATGCGCCGCGTACCCTGCACTGGTAAAAGAAAAACCCCTGCAAGTAGTGGCCTGCAGGGGTTTGGGAGCAATTGAATTCCGGGTGGTGACAGGAACTCCACAGCTTGCCTGAAATGTACACATAAAGTCTATGTTGTAAAACTCCTTTTTTTCTTGGCCTCAGCGTGATCAGCGAACCACGCGGACAGCGCGTGGTCTGCCTGGTCAAGGTTTGCTTTGATGGTGGACTCAGCGCGGGACATGTGGCGGGCGGTCTCACGCACGCCAATGCCACCGATATAGATGCACTGCAGTGTGGTGTACAGATGCATGCGGCCATCGCGCAAGGACTCCACCGCTGTATTGGTCAACCCGGCATCAATGTCATCGACGGTATTGCTGATGTCGATCTCGCGGGAGTTGTCCACCACTTCGTGGAGCAGCACGGACTGGGTGGCATAGCCCAGCCCACCACGGCTTTCCTTGTCCTTCCACAACGCCCAGTTCTCCAGGCGGTGTTTGATCCAATCAATGCGTGCCATTGGCGGCCCCTTGTGGTGGTATTGCAGTCTCGGCCCAAATGCAGACGTATGTACAACCAAACGTCACCATGTACTGGGCTACATCACGGGCGATCTCGGTCATGGTGAATGGCGACCCCACTACCCTGCCCTGCTCCATCGCGTAGAAACAATTGGCCTCACCACGCAGGCCACGGCGGACCAGGACATAAGCATCGTTGCCGATCACATCGGCCTTGGCTTTGATGCTTTTGTAGGTCTCAGGCATGAACCGTTTGATCTCCTCGATCTTGGCTCCGACGTCTATCTTTGCTGTCCTAGTGTCCATACTGTCCAACCTTTTCTATAGAGTAAATAAGTGAAGCGGGTGAGCACGCGAGCGCGGGCGTGGGTGGGTGTCTGCCTGTGCCTGCCCGCCTTGGAATAAGGCGCTGGGCAGATACTTGAAACACAGTGGGCAATGCAGCAGCTTCAACCCCCAAAAGATGGGAATAAGGGCTGCTGGTGGTCTCTATGCAAACCACTGGCCACCATGGACACTTGGACACTTTCAGGTCATGGGGCTATGCGATGACTTCCCCGCAACCGCACCGCAATGGGGGCGCAGCGCACCTCCCAGCCCTTCGGGCGCACTACTGCCAATCTTGCGTCTGGTAGTGCTTGCAGCACGGCGCGTTTGTTGCGCCATGACCTGTTGGTCAAAATGGCACATCGTCACCGTCCTCTTCCGTCAATTCATCCGCTACGCTGGGTGGCGCAGCAGTCATGTCATCCTCAACCTCAACCGGGGGCCAATTGGCGGGGCGCACATAGCCCCATGCCCTGGCACCGTTGATTTGTTTTTTGACGCGCTCCCAGCCCTCGTGGTCCAGCCAGCCGCGTATCTGCGCTTCAAGGGCGGGGCTGCTCTTGGCAGCGTCCACACCCAGGGCCAAGGTGAGCTGGGCAATGGTCACAAAGTCGGTCAAGGTATTGACGACCGACTGAATGCCCGTGGGCATGGGTGGGCGGGTCAACACGTACAGCAACTCGCTCAGCACCGCTGTCTCCACCAGGCGGCTTTCCTGCATGGGCACAAACAGCCGGCGCTCTTGCTCAGGTGTTGGCGTGTAAGGCGTATCCAGCAGGTACAAGGCATAAGCCTCGGCCAGCAGCTGGTCGCGGTACTTGATCAGCCATTCGGTGTTGATCGTGTGCTTTACCGGCACCGGCCAAAAGCGGCGGTTGCCGGTGCGGTCGCGCAGGTAGGTGTTTTCGTTGGTCGTACCCACCAGCAAGCATTGGCGGGCAAAGCTACCCACCGTGCTGCCATAGGCCACGCGGTACCGGTCGACCTTGGAGCTGATAAACGCCTTGATGGCCCCCACCTCAGCCTTGCTGAAGTGCGTCATCTCGGCAATCTCGTACACCCACAGGCCCTGCACCTGTTCTTGCGCTTCTTTGCCGCGACCCACCTCAAAAGGGGTATCGCTGTAAAACTGTGAGCCTGCCAGTGTCTCCACCATGGTGGACTTGCGCAGGCCGCCCACGCCTTCCAGCACCGGGCAATAGTCAAATTTGCAGCCGGGCTGCATCACCCGGTTAACCATGCCCAGCAACCAGCACCGGCCCACGATCTGCAAGTACTCCAGCATGGCCGGGCTCAGTGATTCGGGTGTTTCGCCCAACACATGCACCAGCCATTTATCGATGCGGCTTTTCCCGTCCCACTTCAAGCCCTGCAGCTGCTCGCGCACTGGGTGGAAGCGGCGGGTGTGCGCCACGGTCTGGATGGCCTCGGTCAAGGCTGCACGGGCAATGCTGGGCAGGCCATAGGTGTCGGTCAGGTACTTACCCAGCAGCAAGTCCACAGCGTCGGTCACGTCGCCCACCTTGCTGTGTGGCCAGGGCCACAGCACCCGGCTTTGCACGTTGTTGCTCAGCTCGTTGTAGGCCAGCACATCGGCCAGATTGGGGTCACGCTCCAGCAGCAGGATCACCATCTTGCGCGAGGTGAGCCAGCGCTTGTTGGCCTTGTCGTAGTAGCACGCCAGCCATCCGGGAATGCGCCGGCCACTGATCAGCGTGAAGCCATCGTCGTCAATATCACCGTCTCCAGTGCCAACGGAAGCGTCGATTTTTTTTGCGACTGCTTTGCCATCTTTCACCGCGGGCTCTGAGGCATCGGCCCCCGCCAGCAAGGGCTGCGCCTGACCAAAGAACGCCAGCACCTGGGCACCGTCCCAACCGTCGGTATTGATGGCGTCGGCACAGTCCCAGCCATCGGGCACGGACAATGGCGCGGGAATGGGCAACATATGCACCTTGCAGGCATGCGCATCCTGCAGCAGCGCACCAATGCCCAGCATGGCGGCCATGCCTGGTTGTTTGTGAAGAGGCAGCACGGGCTTGGTGGCCTGAATGACAGCGCGAGCCATGTCATCAGGTGCAGCGTCCCGCTCCGCTTTAGTCAAAGGCTCACGCTTGCCATCACAGTCAGCCCAGAGCAGCACCGGGCAGCCGTTGAGCCAAGACCAGTCCGCCTTCTTCCAAGCCTTGCAGCCACCCACCCAGCTGGCGACCAGGTACACCCCGGGGGCATGGGAATCCAGCAAGGTTTGCAGAATGCCGGCCTTCTTTTCCCCTTCCACCAAGATGACTGTGGGCAACGTCCCCGCGCCCGCAACCAAGGGCGAAACGCCACCGGGAAAGTACAGGGGCCGGGGTTCGTCCCACGTTTTCCAGTGCCAGCGGCTGGCACCGTCGCGGGCGCTGGTGCACCAGGTGTAAGGCAAGGTTTCCTTGCCGCCGTCACTGGTCTTGAAGCGCACCACGTAACCGTACAGCTTGCCGTCGATCTGGTAGGTGGCCGTGTGCTCTATGTCCTGCAGCTGGCGGTATTGGTGGCGGAAGGTAGCGGCCGGGGCCAGCTCTGGCACCGGGGCTACGGTCTGCCATCCTTCGTCTGATTTTGGCGCGGGCGGTGGCGGCGCTGGGCGCACCGGCTTGGGTGCGGGTGGCTCACTGGATGAGCCTGCACGGGCGGGCTGCACACCGGCCACATCTTCCAGACCTTCTTCACGGGCCAGCTGCACCGCAGCCTTTCCCATGGTCAGGCTGTGGATGGCGGCATACAGGCCCACCAGATCATTGCCCGCCTCATTGGCAGCAAAGTCTGCCCACTTGCCGTTGACCAGGTTGACCGAGCAGCTTGAGCCCGTGCCACCTGATAGCGACCCGCACACGTATTCATGGCCCCGCCTGGTACCACCCGGCAACCACATGGGCACCAACGTATCAGCCTGAGCCAGCAGCGCGTCTGCCAGCGCTGCAAAGTTGATGGGAGGCAACGGTTCACGCTCAGCCATTGCGCACCCCCAGGCTGTAGGGGGTGTTTGTCCAAACCGGCAGCACCACCACCGGGGTTTGTGTGTTTGTCATGATGGGGTTGGGTTAGCGCTGCCAGCCTGCAATGCACTGGCTCAGCACCGCCCTGCCCGAATCTTCAAACAGATCAGATGCATTGCAAGGCGCGTATTCGGCCACCGGGCGATTGCGCCCGGCCACCTTGCGTGTGCCAATAATGTCCAGGTGGCCATGGCGGCGCAGGTTTGCCACCGTATTGCGGGCCACCTTGTAGCCCACACACGAGCGTGCCACCAGCTCAGCCAGCGTAGGCCCTTGCCCACTTTCAGCCCGCTCCAGCCGGATTGCGTGCGCGGCCTTCAAGACCGCCAGAGAAACTTCACCAGCGGGCCTCATTCGCGGTGCCCCTCAGCGTTCAAGGCGCGGGCAGCAGCCAGCAGCTGGTGCACAGCGGCAAGCAGGTCAGCGCCCTCGCGTTCTATGCGGTGCAGCTCGTTATCGTTCAGGCGGTTGTCGCCCAGGTCAGCAGCCACCTCGGTTACCAGCTCCGAGAACTCCCGCGCGGTGGCGCTCAGCTTGTCCAGGCAGCCGCCTACGGGTCCGGTGGGAATCTGTGGCATGCGAATGACGATCAGCCCATGCTCTGCGTTCCAGGCTTCGAGCACGCGCAAGTCGCCGCTCAGAGCCGTGATGGTGGCGGTATCCTCCAGGCCCAGCTTGGCAGTGCCCTGGCCCACCAGCTCGTGGTTCAGGGTGGTTGGGTTCTTACTCATGCGTAAGGCCAGGGCGGCAGCGCCACCGGGGTACGCCCGGGCCAGGTTAAGGGCTTGATCACGCAAAGTGGTCATAGCTGTGGGCTCCTGTTGTAGTGATAGACGGGCAACACGGCAGCGCAGACACTGCGGCCATGCCCATGAAGAAAAGCACCCACCGCCCCGACGCACCAAAGACCGTGCGTCTTCCCACGCGCGGCCAGAGTGAAAGGGAGGGAATCACTGGAGTAACCAGTGCGCCGGAATTGATGGCGGTGGGTGGAAAAATGGCGAGCGCCCCCAGCGATGGACAATGGCGTTCTCACACAACCAAAACCAACACAAGGGGAACTCATGAAAATCAAGAATCCGTTCGACCTCAAGATCGAAGTACAAAAGAACATGCCGTCCGATATGCGGGACGCGGCCATCGTTTTGACCGACACGCTGGACCTGTGCTGGGCAGCAGCCCAAGCAGTTTTCGAGAAACAGGCCAAGCCCGAGCACGCCATTGCTTTGCTCCCCATGTTCATAGAGCGGGCAGACGCGAAACGTCAACAAGCAGAAGCCGACTACAAAGCTCATGCGGACGCCGTAGCTGGACAAACCTCAGTGAAGCCGTCTCGACGTCGGAAGCCAAAGGCAGACTGACCTCAGCGGCCAGCAAATCCGTCTTGCTGGCCTCGTTGCCAGACTCCAGTGGCGTGATGTTTTGGAGCTTTGCAAGGCTTGCAAGATATGCTTTTGCGTCCATCTCAAGCCTCCCCCGCCACATTGAGCTGACTCAGATTGATGCCGCGGCGATCACCGTCGCCCCGTTGTCGTTGCAACCGTCGCTCAGCCAGGCGGCGCACCCGGCCAGCGCGGAGGGCGTTCACGGGGGCGGCTTCGACTGCTATGGATTCAGTAGCTGCCTGCGCAGGACTGGCGGGGGCTTTGGCCAGTTCTGGCATGTAAATATCGTTGAACGTTATGGAATGCCCGAGCGACTGCGCAAAGGTGATCAATCGCTTTGCGGCTTCAGGCGGAACTGTCTGGCCCCGCTCGTAGTGCCCGATGTTTCCTTGGGTACATCCCATTTCGACAGCAAGTGCTTCCTGCGTTACGCCGAGGCGTTTCCGGATGGCTTTGATAGTGTTCATACGTGAATAGTAGTTTAACTGTTTTATCTTGTAAAGCAGTATTACTGGTTTTCTATTTTGAACAGTAACGCTATTGTTTGATCCAATGAAAAAAATCGGGCGTCAGGCCATTGATCCGCTAATAGTTTCCGAAGAGTCCAAGCTCCTCGCAGCTATTTGGTACAACACGCCAGCCAAGCATCGCGGCAGTCAAGCTGAGTTCGGTGAAAGGTTTGAAGTTGGAAATCAAAGCGCGGTGGGGCAATTCCTCCGAGGGGAGTCCCCCCTCAGCATGAAAGCGGCAAGGGGATTTGCCAAAGGCTTGGGTTGTCAGATCAACGCTTTCAGCAAGCGTCTTGCGGCTGAAGTGGATGATGCAAGTTCGGTAAACGGCCCCACAAGCGCTATTTCTGGTGGAGAGCAGTGGCCTTTCTTAACCGTGACACCGGAACAATACTACGGCGTCCTAGACAAGGGCCAGCGTGACATTGTCGAGGCTATGGTCCGAACTCTCGTAGGAGCACGGGAGCCTCCAATAAAACATCCAGCACCCGCGAACAATACCGCCACCAAGACCAGCGTTGCAAAGACAGCGTGAGCTATTTGGCGAGTCCGTTTATTGTTTTCAATCTTATAAAAACAGCCGGGTCATAGTCGCTTGGAACGCGAGTAATTGGTTTACGACAGGGAGGAAATATTTTGAAATCTAGTCTAGAAATGGCCGGCAGCGTCAGTGCCGCCAAACACCACACCAACCGGGCGATCGAACACCTGATGGGCATCGTGACCGGGATGGTCGCCGATGGAGTACTCAACGATCTTGAGATCAAGATGCTGAGCACCTGGCTGGCTAGTCACCCCGAGGCGACAGCAGACTTTCCCGGCTCAGTGATTGCTCGCGCAGTGGCAGATGCCATGGAAGATGGCGTCATTGCTGAGGGCGAAAGAGCACATTTACTAAAAATGCTGACGGGCCTTGCATCGACAGACTTCAGCCTGACCGGGTCGGTTAGCCCGGAGGTTGCCAGTCTACCCATTGAGGACTGTGTATCCATCGACTTCAATAACTCTATGGTCTGCTTTACTGGAGAGTTCTTGTACGGAACACGCGCTGCCTGCGAGCGACTGGTGCTGAAAGTAGGCGCCATGTGTGCGGACAACGTGAGCAAGAAGGTGGACATACTGGTGATTGGCACCCGTGTAGCGCCTGACTGGGCGCACACCAGCTTTGGCCGAAAGATTCAACGTGCAGTAGAGCTTCAAGAGGAAGGCCATGCTATTGAAATCATCTCCGAAAAACGGATGATGGAAGCCGTATCCGCGTGAGATTAAGGGACCGTAAATGACGCGGGCGTGGTCACGGTATTTTTCTATTCTCATAGTGCTCATCTGCACAATGGCCACTGGCGCAAACGCCGAATATGCTCGGAGTAAAAAAGCTCTCCGTGAGTTCGTCAACCAGCAGGCTTGCCCCTCCACTGGGTTGCACCGCCTGCCCTGCCCTGGATGGCAAATAGATCACATTGACCCACTGAAATGCCTTGGGCTTGACGATCCAATAAACCTGCAATGGCTCACCGTGGACGATCACAAAGCAAAGACAAAACGAGAAGCCAAGTGGTGCAGGCAATAACTGTCTGACCCAGCCCGTCGCGGCATAGGTTTTTGCCATTTCGAAAATATTTCCAAATTAAAACAGTTTTACTGTTGACATAAATAAGCAGCAAAACTACTATTCACCCCATCCCGCCACCTCACGGCGGATTTGGAGTGAATCTTGCAAACCTCAACACAGCGGCCCGCCCGCACCCGCAAGCCAGCCACCACAGCACCGGCAGCAACACCGTTTAGCCAGGCAGCAGCCAAGCTGATCGCGCAAGTCCAGGCCGAAGCACGTGAGCAGTTGCTCAAAGAGCTGAGCGCCAAAGACGGCATCACCGTCCTGCACGGCTTTGATGCCGAAACCAAGCATGTGATGGCAAATGGAAACAGCATCACCATTTGCGACTACAGCGGCAATAAATTGCACATACAGCGCAGCCATCAAGAGCCAGAGGGCTGGCGCGGCCACTCATACATGGCAGGCTACTGGCACCCGGCCCGTTGGTACGGCGACCAGATCATGGTGGACGCTAGCGGCGTCGGGTGGTCGCGAGACATCGGCATCTTTGTCTGCGACGACTTCGGCAACCTGGTAGCGGTGCAGCGATGACCTACCGCCAAGCCTTCGACCGCCTGGGCAACCCCATTGCCCGCCCTGCCCGCGCACCCCTTGTCCACCGCATCATCCAGGTGGCGGGGCTCATTGCGACTCTTGTCGGCCTGCTGGCCCTCTACGGGGCACGGTCATCATGATCACCCCCGAGGACAAAGACCAAGACAGCCTGCACAGCCTGGTGCAAGACGTTTTGTACTGGAGTGCCGTAGCGGCTGCTGCCGTCCTGACCTTGGTCGCAGCCGTTGGCACGGTCGGCTACATCTACCACCGGTGGTTTTGATGCAGACGTCTGCACACAAACCCCTGCCAGCCAACTGGCCCAGCGCCGAATACACCGGCGTGCTGCTGCACGCTGCCGAGGCCCGCTCTGGCATGGCCGACACCCAAGGCCACATCGTGCCTGTGCTGTGCCTGGACATCGAGCTGGACAACGCACACCACACCCACCTGCACGTGGAGCAGCCGTTTCCGGCAGGCCACCACACGCAGGCCGAAGCCGCCGCCCATCGCCTCAAAAAAGGCATGCGCGTCACCGTGCAGGCGCCGCTGGTCGGCATGCGCCTGGTGGCCCGCAATGCCGCCCACATCCACGTCATCAACGAACTGCAGGAGCAAGCCGCGTAATGCCAAGCGTCACCTTCACCCTTACCGACACGCCCACGGGCGGTGTCGCAGTGCACACCGACTTCAAGCCCGCCATCGGTGCGCCTTGCAGCGTGGCCCAAGCCGCAGCGCTGGACATCATCCGCCGCACAGCCCGCGAATACGGGCTGGATTCCACCAAGCCTATCAGCCCCACTCAGGCCGCGCAATGAGCCCCACCATCCTCACCCATAGCGGCATCAGTTTCAACCTGCTGAATCCCGACCCCGACCTGATCGAGATCGAAGACATCGCGCACGCCCTGTCGCACCTGTGCCGTTTCACCGGCCACACCAACCGCTTTTACAGCGTGGCGGAGCATAGTGTCCGGGCAGCCCTGCACGTCGCGCCAGAGTTCGCGCTGGAGGCGTTGCTGCACGACGCCACGGAGGCCTACCTGGGCGACGTATCCAGCCCGCTCAAAGCCTTGCTGCGTGAATACCGCCTGATCGAGCTCCAACTAGACCTCGTCATCCGCGAGCGCTTTGGCCTACCCCTGAAACAGTCGCCCCAAGTAAAGCAGGCAGACCTGGCCATGCTGGCAACCGAACGCACGCACCTGATGCCCGTCACTAACGAGCACTGGCCCTTGCTGGACGGCATTGCACCCGCCGACTCTATCGAAGTGCCCCTCACTTCCATACAGGCCTACAACCTGTTTATCTACCGCTTCAACTCGCTTCATAAATCATGAAGATGAAACGCTACACCCCAAGCGGTACATCCACCGCGGGCTCCATGTGCATAGGCCCCGCCACCACCAAAGGCGCCTACAGCACGACCAAGCACAGCCCATCCACCGCCACGCGCCCAGGCGCCAACGATGCGCTGGCACTGCCCACACGCATAGGCGACCAGCTGCACCACCGCAATGGCCGCATCACTTCTTTCTCAACCCCAAAGGCACGTAAATGACCAACGCACCCACCACCACACTCACCCTATCCAGCCTGCCCAACCTGGGCGCCCCACTGGATGGAGGCACCTTTGCAGGGATCACCACTAAAAGCGACGGCACCCACTGCGCCGTGGTTCTGCTGCCCGAGCAAGGTGAAAAGCTCACCTGGAAGAAGGCCATGAACTGGGCCGCCAAACAAGGTGGAGAACTGCCAAGCCGCCCTGTTGCCGCCCTGCTTTTTGCTAATGCCAAAAGCCAGCTCAAACCCAAATGGCACTGGACCAGCGAGGAGGAGGACGCTTCCTACGCTTGGCATTGCTACTTCAGCTTCGGCATCCAGAGCACCATCCTCAAGAGCGACGAAGGTAGTGCTGTTGCCGTCCGCCTGATTCACCTCACCAATTAATCCTTCAGTCCTTTTTTTTCAGGAGCCAACCATGCCACCCATCACCCTTGAAGCCATTGAAGCCAAACAGACCGAGCTGAGTCAGCTTATTACCAAATTCAAAGCACAGCCGCAAACCACAATAAACACATTCCCCGCGGTCGACATCGAACTATTCCCCGGAGAACACTATGCCGGCCCCGTGCTGGACGAATCCGGCAAGGTCACCCACCACCTGGTGCTGATGGCCCAGCAGCCAGACGGCAAGCTGAATTGGCAGGCGGCTATGGACTGGGCCGAAGAAGTGGGCGGAACCCTCCCCACTCGGCAAGAGCAAGCCCTGCTGTTTGCCAACTGCAAACCCCACCTGCAACCCGCATGGCACTGGTCCAGCGAGACGCATGCGGATGACGCTTCCTTCGCTTGGCATTGCGACTTCGACCTCGGCAGCCAGGACGACGACCTCAAGAGCTACGAAGGTAGTGCTGTTGCCGTCCGCAGATTCCTTTAATTCTTCAGTCCTTTAACTGAGCCCCGCCACCATGGCACTGCACACCGAACTCCCGATCTACCGCACCGGCGTGCGCCTGCTTGACCTTGCAGTCAGCGCCCAGGTGCAAATGCCGCGCACCGTCAAACGTGCGCTGGGCGACAAGATCACCCAGCACTGCGTTGAAATGCTGGACCTGATGGCCCTGGCCAACGCCACACAGCGCGATGTCCGCGCAGGACATATTGACCAGCTGCTCACCCGCCAGCGGGCCATCACGGTCTTGCTGCGGGTCAGCCACGATGCACGGTACATCTCGCCCAAGCTGTGGGCGGATTCCATCGAGCTACTGGGCAGTGTCGGCAAGCAGGCTGGTGGTTGGCTCAAAACAGCGAACAGGGCGCCTGCTGTATGACGGTCAAGGCCCTCATACCCGTGCGCATAGTGAATCTGGTCACGCCGCTGCCCCATAAGGGCACCGACATGCACACCACGGAGACCGCTGCCACCGCGCAGGCCTGGTCCGGTGCAGCTGCCCGTCTGATCGGCTCTAGCCTTCGGACAGGCAGCCTACATAGCGCGATTGGTACGCTTCCTACGCTTGGAATTGCAACTTCAACAACGGCAACCAGAACAACAACCACAAGAGCTACGAAGGTAGTGCTGTTGCCGTCCGCAGATCCACACCTGTTCCAGCGACTGGTGCAAGCCTACCTCGATTGCCGACGCACCAAGCGCAACAGCGCCAGTGCACTGGCCTTCGAGGCCCAGGCTGAGCACAACCTCTACCAACTCTACGAGGAACTGGCCTCGGGCACCTACCAGCCAGGGCACTCTGTCTGCTTTGTCATCACCCACCCCAAGCCACGCGAGGTGTGGGCGGCACGCTTTCGGGACCGCATCGTGCACCACTTGCTTTACAACCACATTGCGCCGCGTTTTCATGCCCGCTTTGTGGCCGACAGCTGTGCGTGCATCCCCGGCCGGGGCACGCTCTACGCAGCCAAGCGGCTGGAGCACCAGGTGCGCAGTCATACGCAGAACTGGAGCTGCCCCGCCCACTACCTCAAGTGCGATCTGGCCAACTTCTTTGTCTCCATCGACAAAACAGTGCTGCTGGCACAGCTGCAGCGCCAGGTGACAGAGCCGTGGTGGATGGCGCTGGCCAGTGTCATCCTGATGCACGACCCACGCCAGTCGGTCGAGGTGCGCGGCACCCGCGCCGAGCTGGCCTTGGTGCCACCACACAAGAGCCTGTTCAACGCACCCGATGGCTACGGCCTGCCCATCGGCAACCTGAGCAGCCAGTTCTTCGCCAACGTGCTGCTGGATGACCTGGACCAGTTTGCCAAGCACCGCCTGCAGGCACCTCACTACGTGCGCTACGTGGATGACTTCATACTGCTGCACGACAGCACCCAATGGCTCACCCAGGCACGCCTGCATATCGAAGCCAAGTTGGGAGAACTGCACCTGCAGCTGAACCCACGCAAGACCGTGATGCAGCCCATCGCACGCGGCATCGATTTCGTTGGCCACCTGGTCAAACCATGGCGGCGCATCACCCGCCGCAAGACCGTGCATATGGCGCTGGATCGCCTGCAGGACATGCCCGCAGCCGACCTGCACCAGTCTGCCAATAGCTATTTCGGCCTGCTCCGCCAAGCCACCCACAGCCACCACGACCGCACCCGCGTTGCCAAGCTGATGCTTCAACGTGGGCATGTAGTTCAGGGCGACATGACCAAGATTTACCGCAAAAAAGGATAAACACCATGACCGACGAATTCGCATCCATCGAGCTGGCCCTGATCGCGTCCAGCCTAACCAACCCACGCAAGAGCTTTGACCAGGTGAAGCTGCAGGAGCTGGCCGACAGCATCCGCTCCAGTGGTGTGCACCAGCCCATCCTGGTGCGCCCTCTGCCCGGTAGCCGCTTGCAAGACACGTTTGACATCCATGCCGCAGGTGGCCACCTTAAGGTGCGCCCCACCTATGAGCTGGTGTGTGGCGAACGCCGATTCCGCGCTTCTGCGCTGGCCGAAGTGGCTACCATCCCCGCACTGATCCGCGTGCTGACCGACGATGAAGTGCTGGAGATCCAGATCGTTGAAAACCTGCAACGCGACGACTTGAGCGAGCTGGAGGAAGCCGAAGGCTACGACACACTGATGCAGCACAACGGCCTGAACGCGGATGCCGTAGGCCTCAAGATCGGCAAAAGCCGTAGCCACGTGTATGCCCGCCTCAAACTGCTCGACCTGTCCATGGAGTGCAAGCAGGCCATGCGCGAGGGCAAGATCGACGCCAGCCGCGCCCTGTTGATTGCCCGCATCCCCGACAGCAAGCTGCAGATCAAGGCGCTGGAGTACGCCACCGAACCCGGCTACCAAGACGACATGCCCAGCGTGCGCGAGTTGCAGCGGTGGTTGCGCCAAAACGTGATGCTGGTGCTGGATCGGGCGACCTTCAAGATTACCGACGCCCGCCTGGTAGAGGCCGCTGGCAGTTGCACCGCGTGCCCCAAGCGCACCGGCGCGAACCCCGATCTGTTTGTCGAGGTGGACAGCGATGACATTTGCACCGACCCCGCATGCTTTCACGACAAGGAAGCCGCCCACCGCGCCGAGCTGGTGAAGCGGGCCGAGTCCAAAGGCATGCGCATGGTGGAGGGCCAAGAGGCCAAGGAAATGTGCAACCCATGGGAATCGGTGCCCCCCGGCTACAGCACGCTGGGCCAGGTGCGCAAAGACCTGGCTGCGGAAGGCCAAGAGCCTGACACCTTGCGCCACCTGTTGGGCAAAGACGCCCCCAACGCCATCCTATTTGAGCACCCGCGCACCAAGGAACTGATGGAGCTGGTGCCCACCGAAGAGGCCGAGGCAGTGCTGCTTGCCAAGGGCTTACTGAAGGTAGAAAACAGCGCCGCCATACGCAATGCGGAAGGCCTGCAGGACGAACTCGCAAACCTGCAAAAGAAGGTGGAGCAAGCCACCATCAAGGCCATTCACAAGGCCACATTTGACGCGACCGTGGACGCGATCCGCTGCACATCGGACAAGGATGCGCCGGCGCTCTTTGGCGCAGCCTTCTTGCGTGCCTGGCTGGCTTCGCAGATTGACTGCGGCGTTGATGAGGAATATCTGGCCAGGGCTTTGGGCTACACCTTTCACGACGGCGAAGACGAAGTGGACGGCCTGACCATGCACATCCAGGCGTGCAGCAGCGCCAACCTGTACCGCGCCACGGCCATCCTCATGGCACAGGAGGATATGCACGTACCGTATGGCGACAACGTGCCCACGATCCTCAATGCGCTGGTCAAGCAACTGGCCATCGACACCAAAGCCGTGTCCAAGGATGCAAAGGACACCGTAAAAGCCGAATACGCCGAAAAAATCAAGGTGGCCAAGGCCGAAATCGAAGCGCAGAAACTTGTTTTACCTACGACCCCGCTGGCGCAGCCTGACCTTGAGGCCGGGAAGGGTCCAAAGGCAGAAGCCAAGACAACCCGAGGCCCGCTGCGCAAGCCAAAGCTGAGCGCCGAGGATGCCAAATCAGGCATCGCTGCCGCGATGCAGGGCATGGAGCAGCCCGCGACTGCGCGGGCTGAGGCCCAGCAAGGCGAACTGGGGATCGGCTTTTGCGTTGGCCAGAAGGTGCGCGTAACCGATGACGTGGACAAACTGGCGCTGAACAAGATCAAGTACAAGGGCAAGGAAGGCGCCATCACCGAGAAGCAAGGCGACTCGGCGTGGTGGGTCAGCTTCAAGGGCCGCACGGGCGGTCTGGCTTGCTTTGATGTGTCTGAGCTGGCGGTGGCAGCATGAGAACCACCGCCCACGGCCGCAGACTGCCCCGCCGCCCACGCCCTATTGCAGTGAACACCCTCGCCCTTGCCATGAACGGCGCATCCAAGATCGACAAGCGGGACGCTGACGAACTGCTGGCCACCGTTCAAGCATCGTTCAAGGCTATGCGCGAAGGTGTGGGTGAGCTGCGCGACTGGTCAATCCTTGCCGGCACACTGGACGTGTCCATGGCCATCGAGCGCCAGGGCGTAGTGCGCGGCCTGCATGAACACCTGGCCACCGCCGAGACTGCACTGCAGTCGGTCTACCGCCGCGCCCGCAGTGCAGACGGATGGACGTCCACCCCCCTGTACTTTCACGAGCTGGACGCCCTGCGCGAGTTTGTGGACCTGCACGCCTTCCAGATGCGCAACCTGAGCCGCTCGGAGTTTGAGCAAGTCATCCAGACCGCCACCAGCCAGATCCGCAGCAATGGCGGCAAGGCATCTGTGGTGCGGGCGGTTTCGGGAGTGGCAGCATGAGCCTCATTGACGAAATAAGAATCGCACAGCGTGATGCTGGCGAGGCCGCTGTGATGCGCAATCTGGAACGCCTCGGACTGGGTTCAATTGGCGACTACGCAACGGCCGAAGAAACAGCTTCTGTGATTCGCCTGGGCACGCCTGATGAGCTGTGGCTCAATGCCCAGTTGGACCGCATTGCCCCCAACCGATTTGATGCTGACGTTGGTGAAAGTGACGCCCTAGTCAAGCTGGTGTTTGAGTTGAAGGCGAAGCTAGTGAACGGACCCGAGGTGCTTAACCTGGTCCAGACTTTTCGCCAATGCCAGCATCCCGACGCCGGCGAGGTCTATGACGCGATCGTGAGCGAGTTGCACCTGGACGCGAAGACCACTCAAGGCCCACGTGATGGAGTCAATTCATGATCGCCGTAAAAATCAAAGTCTCAGAGCTGGGCCGCTCCGATCTGGCCCTGCTGGTGACCGATGGCCAGCGCGAGGCATGGGTGCCATTCAGTCAGATCGAAGAGATCGAGGAAGAGCCCACCGGCCCGCTGCGCCTGGTAGCCGTCACCGCGATCGTGATACCCGACTGGCTGGCCAAAGAAAAGGGCCTAGAGCCCTTGCAGCAAGATGACGACACGCTGGATCTGTTTGGAGACGCATCGTGAGCGCATTCAAAATCTTTCCCCTGAGCCGCGCCATGCACTACATCGAGGTTGCTGGCCAGCAATATCAGCCCAGCAACGGAACTGAGGGCGTGGCGTTCATTGATGGCTGGTGCTCGCATTGCGCTCGCGACAAAGCGATGCGTGAAGGCGAACCTGTAGAAGAGTGCGATGACCGGGAACTCTGCCCAATCATCGCCCGATCTATGGCTGATGGAGGCGCACCCGAGTGGGTCTACGGATCAGATGGCCAACCGCGCTGTACGGAGTATGTGGAGCACGGCCAGCCTATTCCTTATCGCTGCCCTGATACCAATGACATGTTCGGAGGTCCACCGTGAGCGCCGCATGGAAAGCCTTTGCCAAGGCCTATCACGTCCACCACTTTGCATGCCCGACCTGCATTGCGGCAGGGCTTGGAATCAGTCAGCGCTGCGACATTGGCAGCCCGCTGTGGAGCGCGTACCAGGAGAACGCAAATGTGCACTAATTTTCTTCACCACTGCCATCGCAATGCTCCGTGCTTGACCCTTAGTTGTGCCACGCATGCTGATCAACCTCGTGACGCGGTTACGTCCTTGCAGCCTCGTGTAGCAGGGAAGGAAGAGGCCATTGAGACGGCGGGTAGTGGGTATGAATTTCATGTTAACTCCTTTAAAGAAAGCCACTTTAAATCGGGCTTTTGGAGTCAAGGACACGACCATTGCCAGCCAGCTGGGGGTGATGCAAGCGCAATACACCAACATGCGACGACTTGAGTGCTCAGTATGAACATACTCAAACGCGGCCTCACCCACCAGGAAGCCATGGAATACGTGGGCGTGAAGCGCCGCACTTTTGACGAAGTGTGGCGGCCGCAGCTGGTGGCCATGCGTCAGGGTGCCTGCGTGATCTTTGACCGGTTGGACATTGACCGCCTGTTCGACCGCTTCAAACAAGAGGCTTCTGACCAGCCGAGTGCGGCCAACGATTCGACAAGCCAGCCGATCACGGCGCACAATGGCGGCCGGAACGAACGGCCCATCAAACCAAAAGGAGTAAATGTATGGGCCAAAACACACGGGGAATCTACCCCGAAGACAACGGGCTCTGGCAGGTTGATAAGTGGAAACGGGGCACTCGATTTCGCCAGCGCGGCTTCGAGAGCTTTGACGAAGCGGAACGCTGGCTGATCACTCAGCTCGCGGGCCAGCGGGAGGTGCTGGTGCATGGCCAACGTGTCACGTACACGTTTAACCAGGCAGCAGCCCACTACATCAGCCTCAATGAGCAAAAGGCCTCTCTGGAAACCGAGATCTTCATGCTGCAAAGTGTTATGCCTTACATCGGAACGCTCGACCTGCACCAGGTGCACGATGGTTCGCTCGCGCCCTTCCAGACCGCAAGGTTGGCGGAAGGCCGCGCACACAAGACCATCAACCTGGCGCTTGGCGTAGTGCGCCGAATTCTCAACCTGGCGGCCACAAGCTGGCGGGATGGGAGCGGTAAAACATGGCTGGAGCAGGCACCGAAGATCACACTGCTCCCCCTGGTTGGGCACCAGCGCGAACCGCGCCCGATCACCTGGGGGGAACAGCGCACCCTGTTGCCCAAACTGCCAGACCACCTGGCACGCATGTCGCTGTTCACTTTGAACACTGGCGTGCGTGATGACGTGGTCTGCAGCCTGAAATGGGAATGGGAGATCAAGGTGCCCGAGTTGGGCATATCGGTATTCGAGGTGCCACGGGAGCACGTCAAAGGGCGCAAAAAATCGCGGGTGGTGATCTGCAATAGTGTGGCGCAGTCGGTCGTGGAAGCCGTGCGTGGCCAGCATAAGGACTACGTCTTTGTGTACCGCCGCGAACGGGTGAAAAACACCGACCAAGCGCCCAAGATGCCCTATCGACCTGTCGGGACCATGAACAACACTGCCTGGCAGACCGCACGCAAGGCCGCTGGCCTGGGCGATCTGCACGTGCACGACCTGCGCCACACCATTGGCATGCGTCTGCGCGAGGCGGGTGTGGCCGAGAGCACGATATCCGACATCCTGTGGCACAGCACCAAGACCATGACCCAGCATTACAGCGTGGCTCAGATCGTGGAGCTGCACCAGGCACTGGAGAAGGTCAAGGACGATGCAGGCCGGTGGAATAAGAGTCTGGCAACGCTCAAACGTGAGCAGGCGGGGGATTTCGGGGAGGCCACTCCCCCAAAAGTCCCCCAGGTGAAAGTGGCGTAGAAACGAAAAACCCCTAGAACATCACTGTTCTAGGGGTATCGTTTGGTGCGGCTGGCAGGAATTGAACCCACGACCCCTTGGTTCGTAGCCAAGTACTCTATCCAACTGAGCTAC